GCTTGATCGTGAAGATAAAGTCATTATCGTAATCGACTCTATTGGTAACCTTGCATCTAAGAAAGAAATGGAAGATGCACTTAATGAAAAGTCTGTAGCAGATATGTCAAGGGCTAAGGCTCTTAAAGGCCTGTTCCGTATGGCAACACCGTATCTTGCTATGAAGAATATTCCTATGCTAGCCGTTAACCATACCTATATGGAGATTGGTCTATTCCCCAAAGCGGTTGTTGGTGGTGGTACAGGCATTTACTATTCAGCTGATAACATTTGGATTCTTGGCCGTCAGCAGGATAAAAAGGGTACTGAAATTCAGGGTTATCACTTTGTCATTAATGTGGAGAAATCACGCTATGTTAAAGAAAAATCGAAAATTCCTATTACTGTCAGCTGGGATGGTGGCGTTCGTAGCTACAGCGGCTTGCTTGATGTTGCTCTCGCAGGCAATTATGTCACTAAACCATCGAACGGTTGGTATGCACGAGTCGATAGAGAAACTGGAGAAGTTGGTGGAAAAGTTAGATACGATCAAACATTAGAAAAAGAATTCTGGGATCCTATCTTTGCTGAAACAGACTTTAAGGAGTTTGTCAAAAAACAATACAGTATTGGTTATAAAGATCAAGTATCAATGGATGAGATTGTAGAGGAAAATTATGGTTAAAATACCAAACATGCTTGTAGAGAATGAAGACTATGAACTGGTTCCAGGTGATCAAGAGCATTGGCATATTCGTATTAAGCAAGGCGAATACATAGAATCTGTTATTAGCTTTGGTGCTATTAAAGTAAATGAAAAATCTATGGAACTAAATTTCGACTTTACTTTGCACTATAGTCCTGATGATGATTTATCAACAGATGATAACGATTTCCAACGCTACGCAGGTAAAATACTTGAAAGCGTTTTAATGGGTAATTTAGAAAAAGCAGAAAATAAATGAAAATACTAATTATGGGATTGCCTGGTGCTGGTAAAACTCACCTTGCAAAACGATTACAGATTCATCTAAACTGTGCATGGTATAATGCAGATAAAGTAAGAGAAATGGCAAATGACTGGGACTTTACTGATATAGGTCGCAGGCGCCAGGCTGAACGTATGAATACTATAGCTTCATTTGAAGGTTCACGGGCTCGTACTGTTATTTGCGATTTTGTCTGTCCTACAGGTGAAACTCGTAAAGAGTTTGATGCTGACATTACAATTTGGATGGATACTATAGAAGAAGGTCGATTTGATAATACAAATAAGATCTTTGAGGCTCCTACAGATGTGGATCATCAAATTAAAGGATTTATGTCAGATGATGAAATTCTAAACTTTGCAAATATATTAAAGGCAAAATACAATGTTTGATTATAAAAAACCTACAACACAAATGCTAGGACGTTGGCAGCCATGGCATCCAGGCCACACTGCACTCTTTAAAAAGGCTTTAGCTGAAACTGGCCAGGTTGCTATTATGGTCCGGGCCGTTGGCGGTATTGTCGGCGAAGACGTTGGCGCTGGTCGTACTGCAACTCAAGACGATAATCCTTTTGATAATGTAACAGTAATGAATAATATTGTTGAAGAATTGACAAATGAAGGGTTTACTTTAAATGAAGAATATATTATAATGAGAGTACCAAACATCGTAGATATTTCTTACGGTCGCGGTGTTGGTTATACATTTACACAGCATGATCTCGGTGAAGAAATCCATGACATTTCAGCTACAAAGATTCGTGCTGCCATGAGAAATGAAGGAAAATTATAAATTATGAGTAACGTCGAACAAGTCATTCTTCGTAACGTATTAACTAATGAATCTTACATGCGTAAGGTTTTACCATTTATTAAACCAGAATACTTTCAAGGCGTGTACAATCAATTATTCAAAGAGGCAGGTAAGTTCGTTGCTAAGTATAACAAACTGCCAAACTTAGATGCCTTTAAGATTGAAATTGATAATAGTGATAAGTTTAATGACGATCAGTATCTTGCAGCTATGGAAATACTGCCTAACATCTTTGTCAAAGAAACAGCTGATGAACAATGGTTAGAAGATACTACTGAGAAGTGGTGCCAAGATCGTGCCATCCATAATGCTATTATGGAATCTATTTCTATTATTGATGGTAAGCATAAGAACCTTACTAAAAATGCTTTACCTGATCTATTGTCAAAGGCACTAGCAGTATCGTTTGATACTAATATCGGTCACGACTATATTGAAAATGTCAATGAACGCTTTCAGTTCTATCATGAAGACGAAGAACGCATTCCGTTTGACCTTGAGTATTTTAATAAGATTACTAAAGGTGGTTTGCCTAATAAAACACTGAACATTGCTCTTGCAGGTACTGGTGTGGGTAAGTCATTGTTTATGTGCCATTGTGCTGGTAACGTACTGGTTCAAGGTAAGAATGTTTTGTACATTACAATGGAAATGGCAGAAGAACGTATTGCTGAAAGAATTGATGCTAACTTGCTGGATATTCCTCTTGACCAGCTGCAACACATCACACAAGACTCTCTGGTTAAGAAAGTTGGCACTCTTGCAGCAAAAACTAACGGTAAACTTATTATTAAAGAATATCCTACAGGCTCAGCTCATACAGGACATTTCCGTGCTCTATTGAATGAACTGAAGTTAAAGAAAAACTTTGTGCCTGATATGATCTTTATTGATTATCTTAATATCTGTGCATCGAGTAGAATGAAAGGAATGGGAGGATCGATCAATTCATACACTTACATTAAAGCAATTGCTGAGGAACTACGTGGACTGGCCGTGGAATTTGACGTACCGATCTTCTCTGCAACGCAGACGACTCGTAGTGGTTATTCTAGCTCGGATCCTGGGCTTGAAGATACGTCCGAGTCTTTTGGACTACCCGCTACCGCCGATCTTATGTTCGCCTTAGTTTCAAGTGAAGAGCTTGAAGCACTAGGTCAGATCATGGTCAAACAACTTAAGAACCGTTATAATGATCCAGGATCCAATAAACGCTTTGCGGTGGGTATAGATAAATCTAGAATGAAACTATATGACATTGATGATGCAAGAGACAATTTAATGGATGATACTCCTGTTTTTGATAAATCTCAGGCCAATGAAAGATTCAAGGATTTTAAAATCTAATGGAAGAACATGATAATGAAGAATTTCAAGAAGTCTATAATGAGTATATTGAACTTACAAATGACTTGCTCGAAGATTTTGATGTGTTAATGGTTGCAGCAGTTATGTCAACAATAGGATTGAGCTTATATAAAACAGCTTTATCAGAAGAAGATTATAATAAGGTTGTGGACGCTATGTACGATTTAAAGAATGATATTACAACAATTGAAAAAGGATATTTGCACTAATGGCAAAAGGTAATAAGAAAACTGCAATTGGAAATGGGAATGTTAAAACATCATCCATGAATAAAAGTAAACGTAGTAGCTATAAAAAATATCGAGGTCAAGGTAAATAATGCATGCAAAGCTCATATCCTATAGTCAACCTTCAGGTCGAATCCACAGTGGCGAACTTGCACCGACGGGGCTTGACAACATCCAAGACCTCATCGCGTATGCCGCCCGTGTCTCCAATCCATCGAACCAAGCTAACACCAAAACAACAGCAAAACTACTTGACTATCTCATCAAGCACAAACACTGGTCACCATTCGAAATGGCATCAGCCTGTATTGAAATCGAAACAACCCGAGATATTGCAAGACAGCTATTACGTCACAGATCGTTTTCATTTCAAGAGTTTTCTCAGCGGTATGCTAATATCAATGATCTTGATGGTGATTTTGTCATAAGAGAAGCTCGGCTTCAGGACGAAACTAATCGGCAGAATAGTGTTGAAACATCTGACGCGGATCTTGAAGTTTGGTGGGATGCTCAACAAAAGTTTGTGATTGATCAAGTGAAAAGGATTTATAATGAAGCAATCGATAAAGGCATTGCCAAAGAACAAGCCCGAGTCATTCTCCCTGAAGGCAATACTGTCTCAAGACTATACGTCAATGGGACTATTCGAAGTTGGATTCATTACATCGAGCTACGTTCAGCCAATGGAACGCAAAGGGAACATATGGACTTGGCTCGAGCAGTGGCAGAAGCCATAGGAAAGATATATCCAAAAGTAACAGAATTTGTGGAGGACTAATGGGAAAACATATTTCTACCTACTATTCAGATCATGATGAAGGTTATTGTGAAATTCACTTTGACTTTAAAGAAGAGTACGCTTATATAAAGTACTTCGATAACAATGGTAAACGTTTTTTTACAGAAGACTTTCCAGGTAAGTCTACGCGTTATGTAGAAGATGCTGCAGAAAATTGGGCACTAGGAATAAAAAAGTTAGAAAATGTAAATTAGCTATGTACATTCACTTTTAATTAGTATAGAATACTAACATATATTATGGAGGAATGACATGAGTAATCAACGTGCAGGTAAGACTCATAAAGCAGCCGCTAACGATGGCATACAAGATATGAAAATACGTAACTTTTTTAAGACATGTGTACGTGTTTTAGAAGATGAACCTGATGCTCAATTTTACTTTGAGCAGGTTGTAGATCATATCAATCAGGGTGGTAGTATAATGACGGACGACATAATTGCCGTCCGTCGTATTCTCGGTGTGTAGTTACTTTTTATCTGCTGGAGCTTTACCTTTAGAGTAAGCTTGAGCACCAAAGAATGCTGCAACTAAACCGGCAATAGCAACAAAATAGGTGGGTGCAATGTCACTCACCAGTTGCGCCGCGGTTTGTTGTCCAAGCAGCGATGTTAAGATAATCGTAATGGGATATAGAAGCATACCCCAAAGAGCAAACCAAGCCATGTGGCGGATTTGATCTTCTTTCTTATCTTCATTCTCTTGCATTTTTGTTTTGTGTTCAAACTCTGCAATTTCTTTTGCACGAGCCATTTCTTCATCTGTTATGATGCCGTCACCATCTTTATCAAGATGGGCAAACATTGAACCAGGTTCGAGTGTCTTAGCAGCTGCCATTTATTCGCCCTTCCATAATGTCCAAGCACCATATACAATTGCTACTCCTGCAGCAATCTTAGCGAGTGGTGCCATAAACAAGACTAAACCGCCAAGCACCATAAGTGCAGCACCGTCTAGACTTGTTCTTTCTTTTAGTCTATTTTTTATCCAGTTCATCTAATCTCCTTTCGATCTCATCGATCTTCGTTGTGATTTTTGGATATTTTTTGCGCCATGCATCTTCAGGTTGTTCTAACCATGTCCATCCATAGCGTTCCACCAGATAATCTAAAGTCTGATCCAGCTTTGCATATGCCCAAAGTCCTGCCTTCGTTCCTTTGAAATATGCCAAGAATGCTGCACCAGCAACAGCACCTAGGATACTTGTATAGATCCATAGTGTGTCGTCAAACAATCTCTCTATCATTTGTCAGCCATCTTTGCTACGGCTTTGTCATAGTCTACTTGTGTGATTAAACCTTCACGTAATAACTTCTGACGATTAGCCATATGCTTCATTTGTACTTCTTCTTTCGAACCGCCAAAATAAGCTACAGCGTGTCCTTCTTCAATAAGAACTTCAGTGAGTGTTTCCTGCTGGCCTTCATGGCGTTCTACATAAAAGTCTCCTAGGATACGGCCAAATTTGCCTTTCATATCCTCACCATGTCTGTCTTCTTGAGTAATTAAGACGACATCACCCTTCATTAATTCTTTGACTCTTGCCTTCGCTGCTTCACCAAATAGATCTTCGACCTTATCTGATGTACGCGATTCAGGAGTATCTATGCCCATAACACGTACACGCTCATCAGTAAGCACAATGCCAAAGCCCAGTTCGATATCTACGTCGACAGTATCACCATCAACTACTTTTAAAACTTTACATTTATATTCCAATTGTTATACTCCGTAAGTTGCCATAATGGCGGGTCCAAATAATGACATAACCCACATTAAAACGGCGATTGAAAAAATACCTATAAGTAACCATTTCATTTTAAAATCGTCAACCTTCATTTGTAGTCCCAATACTTCATTACCTAAAATTCTTATAGCTAGCTCGAACTTCCCTGCTGGATGATCTACTACTTCTACAGAATTCTTTTTTTCTTCAGCCATTATTTTTCTCCGTATGTGTTATGTAATTCATCATACCGTGATCTGTTGCGCCATCAAATTTACTTCCGTTTTTCCATGCAGCACGACGACCTCTCCAGCCGTCTTTAATTCTTTGCCACTTAGTCATTTTACGAATATTGCCATGAAAATTAATATAGCGTAGATCGCCATGGTGTCTATATCCCATCCATGCAAATGGTACCTTTGTGACGATATCGTTATTATTCACATGTCTATGATGAGGACAGGTAATAGCTTTTACAAACTTTTTAGATCCTACTCTTGGTGATCCATACGTAAACAGTGCATCTACATCATCAAAACGTGACGCAGCAACTGTCGCCATTGCACCACCAAGTGAATGACCACAAATAAAGAACTCTTGTGTTTTAAGGATAAAATGTTTTTCTTTATGGGTTAATATAACTTCCCATAGTTTATCGATTTCTGTTTGAAATCCATTATGTACACGGCCGCCGGCTTTAGCTTTATCCGGCCATGCATTTAAGTCAGCTTTGATGTCTGAAAATTCGTTTGGTTCTGTGCCACGAAAGCATAGAACATACATATTTTTATTTACTACTATATGTACTTGTGCGCCGTCTATCTCAAAAAACTGGTGTTTAGTAAAACCTAGTTTACGGTATTTAGGTTTGGCTTCAGGTCCGTCTTCATAAGCAATACCCGCAAGCTTAGCCATGAGGCTACACTTCTCTATATGATTCATATTTGTCTCCTGTTTTATGTAATACAGACAGTAACAAAAAAATCACATCAATAGCTCTATTTATATTCTTTTATATATAAAGGTGTACAAACTATGTTAACTTTGCTATGATGTATTCAGAGGCAAATGATGAAAAAAATAATATTCATATCGAGCGGAGTAATAAACGCCATGATGTTAGGAGCAATCTTGGCAACAGTTCTAAATGGCTATGGCCCAGAACTAGATGTCAAACAAGTCGAGTGTATGGCTAAGAACATATACTACGAAGCCCGCAGTGAACCAATCGAAGGACAAATTGCGGTTGCACAAGTTACAATGAATCGTGTAAAACACGGCAACTGGCCAAACAATATTTGTGATGTTGTGTACGAGAAAAAACAATTTAGCTGGACATGGTTGGAAAAAGATCAAACTCCAAATGATCCAGTTGCATTCAAACGCGCAGTCGTTGTAGCCCGCGATGTTATGATCGGCAATGTTGTAGATCCTACACACGGAGCAACGTTCTATCATGCAGCATATGTAAATCCAAGCTGGAACCAATACATGGAAGTAAGTAAAGTTATTGGTTTGCATATTTTCTATGCATGGGATGGTAAATGGGTTAAAAAGACTAAAAAATAATGTATACTTCACCTTGCATTTCAGTTTGCAAAATAAATAAAGATACAAGAGAATGCGATGGTTGTGGCAGAACTATAGACCAGATTAGTCAATGGACTAAATATAGTGACGAAGAGCGGTATAACATTATGAAGGAGTTGGGCTATGGAAAAAGAACTTCAAAGGAAACTCGAATGGCTAGAGCAAAGGTTCGAAGAACAAGTTCAAATAGTTGAATCTATCGAAAGTGATCGGCAGCTTAATAGAAGCTCATCTTCTAAAACAAAATTAAAAGCCGCTAAGAAAGAAAAACTAAGGCTCAAAGATCATATTCACCTGCTGCGCAAATTAGATGAAAATAGAACTACGAAATAAAAAATATGTGGCTTATAACAAAAATGGACGTGTGATTATTATATCACGTAATAAAAAAATTGTAATTGGCCATTTACGATATCTCGGATATAGTGTATAATATACAAAATTGATTATGAAAAGGATATACGATGAGTGACTATATTGAATATAAGTTTAATGAAGACAACCTAATAGGTGAGTTTCAAGAGTACATTGATGGCACTTATGGCCAGCATTATGCTAAAGAAAAATTCCAAGCAACAGAGTTTATTATTGATGGCGGGCATGGTACTGGCTTTTGTGTTGGTAATGTACTTAAATATGCTCAACGTTATGGTAAAAAAGGTACCACAGATGATGCTCGTAAAGATCTAATGAAAGTATTGCACTACGCTCTCATACAGCTTTATGTGCATGATAATAATAAAGTGTAACATCATAGATACAAAATAATAATAATGCTACACAGCCATTTATATAATAAACATTTAATATAAGTATTGTAGTAGATGTTAGAGGATATACAGGACCTCGGGGCGGTACCGAGCAGCTCCACCATAAGCACTTGATAAGTGACGACTTAAATTCGATGAAGTAGATAGGGAGTTAGCTACCTGATTCTGTGGAGAAGTTTCAAGTGTTTTTGATGGGGCTGAAATAGGATCGACTGGTATTTTAGTCTGCGTAAAACAAATGCAAACAATAACTTTGCACCATCTGGTTACGCACTAGCGGCATAACACAGGGGGAGGCCACTGCCTAGCAACAGAAGTGTGGCATTAACTTTTTTTTAATAGGACAACAAAAATGAAAACGACAATCGTAGCAGCAGCATTTGTACTGACTGCAGGAATGGCATCTGCCGCTGACTTCGCTGTGGCTGGCCAAACAATCTCAGCTGGCGGTGAGTTCGACATGAACTACACGACCGGTGAAGACACCTTTGCTCTGGACTTTACACCAACAGCAGGCGTAAATGCCTGGGGTATTGACTTTGAAGTCTCCAGCACATTTGATGTACTGCAAGTCAATGAAGGCGACCTTTTCCAAGGTCTAGATCTTGAAGCTGGTTACACAGTCACAGAAGGTTTGCGTGCATATGCTGAAATCTCTTCAGATGCTGATCTAGAATTTGGTGATATTACAACTGGTATTACCTTCGCATTCTAATGTGATATATAATAGTATCGGGTCGTTCCGTAATGGACGCGCGGGGAGCCATGGTTAGCTCCCCATTTTCATTTTACAGTTAGGAGTTATTATGGAACTATTAGGGTATTACACAGCAGGGTTTTTATTATGTTTAATTGGAGAGCCCCACGAATATAAAAATTGTATTGTATATCGAAGTCCTAATTCATATCCTACAGAAGAAGTGTGTATGAAGTCACTTTTTATGCAAAGGCAAATGCTATGGTACAATATTGATCCCGAATCCTATGAGATTGTAGACATAAAATGTGTTGAGTGGTTAGAACCAGGTAAATCTACTTAGTGTCATTTTTTTGACACCAAGTAGTGACAAATTGTTGACACAATATAAATAGCGATTGGTTTATAAATACAATAAACAATAGAGAGGGTTAACGCCATGAAGAAGCATCTCCTTGGTGCGTTCTTCGTAATGATAGCAACTACTGTATCATCGCAGTCAGTTAGCAATGATGCAGACGGACTATTTGATTCCACAAGCTATGTTGAAACAGATAGTACAACTAACAACACTACAACCAGTGATGTAACTACTGATAATACTAATACCAATACTAGTACTATCACTAGCACAAATACTAATACTAATAACAATAATAATACCTCAGCTATCACTAGCACAAACACCAATAATAATACAAATACGAATACTAATACGAGCACTGTAACAAGTACTAATACAAATAATAACACTTCTATCAATACATCAACTAACACGAATACAAATAATACTACCATTGATCAAACTACTGACTCTACAATAAATCAGACAGTAAATCAAACTACGACATCTACCGTAAATCAGACTGTCAACACGACAAGCGATATTACTACCAATAATACAAATCGGAACACTAACATTAGCATATCAACTAATGAAAATACAAATGTTAACACTAATGACACTACTATAAACAGCACTACTGATAATAGTAATACAAATACTAATGTTAACACAAGTGACAGTAATATTACTCAAGAAGTAATCTCTCCCCCACCATCAGCTATAGCGCCGTCCATTCAATCAGGTGGAAATGATACGTGTACTGTATCGTATTCAGCAGCCGTGCAGACTCAGATACTTGGTGTATCTGGTGGCGGACATATTAGAGATATGAATTGTGAGCGACTAAAGAACTCCAAGACTCTTTATAATATGGGTATGAAAGTAGCAGCTGTTGCTCTAATGTGTCAAGATGAATCTGTTTATAAAGCTATGGAAATGGCAGGAACGCCTTGTCCATATATGGGAGAGATTGGACCTACTGCCCAGGCATTGTGGGACAATGATCCAGACCGTATTCCTGTAGATGACGGAAAGGAAAAGAATGATTCAACGACTGCTCTTACTGTCGGCGGTGTTCTTCTGGCCATCCTCCTCATCCTATAGTCAAGAATTAACCACCGCTGATATAGACCAATCTGTTTTATATGGTGCTCCTCAAGACCCATCTTATCTTGAGGAGAATAAAACATATATGGATCAGATTATTGTTAATCAAGACTGGGGCGCTACTTCAGGTTGTTTAGACGTTAGAAATGATGGTAGAACTTGGAATGGGACACAGGGTGGTCTATGTGCTAACTCAGGTTTAGATAAAGGTACATTTACATTTGGGTATGGCAAAACAGTTTTAGCTCAAACACAAGACGCAATTAACGATGCTTTAAAAATTGCTGGTATCTCAGTTGCTGGTTATCGCTGGCAATGGCGTGTTAAGAATGCTGATACTAACTATCAAGAAACAAACGGCAAGGGCGGGCAAGATCCACTTTATATTCGTATTATTGTAAAAGATAATGATGGTAATGTTTTGGATGAACGTGAATGGGATTATTCATATGATATTAATCATTGGCAACTGAAATATGGTATGCATTGGTATGATCCGTTTATTTCAGGTGAAGACATTGATACTATTACAACAGAAATTGAAGCATATGATGCAGGTTATTGGGCTGGTTGGTACGGACCTGAAGTAGGTGATGTAGGAATATATTCTATTTTTGTATACGAAGCGCCAGACCCATGTGAGGAAGTGCCAGTTGTTGATCCTACCTGCCCTGGATTTATCGGCCAATCGCCGCCAGAAGATCCAGCTATAAAAGAGTTAGTTATTATTGACTCAGCAGGATCTATCCAATTATCTGAAGATGAATTATCTGTTCTAGAATCATTAGAAGAAGATAATAAAACAGAGATGGTGATACCTGAACCACCAAAAGTTATAGAAGACCCGGCCGAAACAGTTGTTGAAGAAAAACAAGAGGCTACTCCAGCAGTTGACGCATTATCAGTAGCTCAGTCAGCAGAGGCAAATGCGTTATCAGACGCTGCCGCTACGATCGAAAATACATTAACATCAACTACTGCAGCAGCTTTAAGTGATGTGATGCAATCTAATTCTATTAATCAACAATCTCAGTCACAATCTCAAGAGAGTACGGAACAGGCTAATCAACAATCACAACAAAGCAGCCAACAATCCCAGGACCAACAGAATTCTATGCAAATGGCTGGTTTAGATACTATTTCTAGTAATGGTACATTTAATAATTTTAATAGCTTTAATACTCAATCACAAAATTTAAATAACACGGAAATCGTAATTGAAATAAATGTAGATACATTTGAAATAGCAGCATTAGATACCGCTATTAGTGATGCTGTAGCTAATCTTATGAGACTAGAACAAAATATTATTAGAGAACAGAGTGAAGAGGCTGAACAAG